GCTGGACGGCGACAGGGCGACCGCCGCCGCCGTGAGGTCTTGGAGGACTTCAAACTCGTCATAGCGCGGATCGCAGCCCGTCGCCGTCGCGTGCAGCATCAACGGGCCGAGCGTGTTCGCATCGGTCGCATTGGCCGCGACTTGATACAGGCCGTTCCCGATTTCCGTGACCGCGCCCGCAGGCGTGGTAAAGCTCGACGCGCCCGACTTCAGGATGGTAACGGTCGGCGTCTTGCCCGTGGCCCCGGTAATGTGGTCCGAGGACGAGACGAGCAGGAAGTAGAGCGGTGTTGCGGTGTTGTTCTGCTTGAGATAGCAGCCCATCTAGACCTCCCGCTTCGGCCGTCCGCGCCGCCGCGGCTCCATCACCGAGACTTCCGGCGTGTGCTCTGAGGCATAGAACGCGGCTGGGGTATCGGCCCAGTCCGGCCCCAACGCCCGATCCGCGTCCACGTCAGGCACAATCACGGCTGGCAACGTCCGGTGATACCGCCAGCGTGGATAGCAGGCGATGTCGTAATCCTGATCCATCAGCGATAGACCGCGATGAACGATTCCGCCGTCGAGCTGGCACCCACTCGACGCACGCGCAGCGGCAGAAAGAAACAGCCCGCCGCCTGCACCGTCAATGTGGTCGAATTGCCCGCCACATCGATGAGGATCGCCGTCTTTCCTGCGGCTGACGCATTGACGATGATCCCATCCGGCAGTGAGGACATCTGCATCGGTTTGGTGGTGTCGTTGCCGTCAATGTCCAGCGTGTCAGACTTGGTAATCGTGACGAAGCGTGAATAGCCCGCGTCAGCCATGAGTCGATGTCTCCCTTAACAGTCGTGCAATCCGATGCTGCACCGTGGTGACGCTGGCCGCACTCAACGGCCCAAACTCTTTGCGCGCCTCGGTAAGCAGGTCGAGGACCGCCAGGAGCGTGCGACGGTCAAGAGGTGCCCCACCCGCCACGCTGGCATCCACCAGTTCCGCCAAATCAGCCGCCACCACGTCACGCCCCCACCAGTTCACTCAACGGGCGAATCGCACACTCCGGTGGGCGAGGCGTCTCCAACGTCTCAAGCTCCACCTGTCGGCGAATGTCCTCTGGCATCACCTCGAGGCCGTGCCTGTCCAGTGTCTTGGCCGTCTCCACGCGGTCCCGCGTCCAGACCCGCTTCGTGTAGGCATGGACCAGCTTGCCGTGCTCGTCGTGCGACTCGTAGCCGTACAGCTCTTTCGGGTCGGCCAAGAGCGTGCAGGTCTCCGGCATCACCAGATGCACGCCCAGCGCCTCGGCGCGGCCCATCCAATACTCCGTGCTCCCCCGCTGCGTGCCGTATTCACAGTCGGGCGAGTAGTTCACGCCGAAGAAGCCGAGATGGGTCACGCCTTCCGTCAACGCCAGCGCAATCATGTAGGCGACATGCGAGGTGAAATACTTGCGCGCCATGCCCATCGAGACGCGCTCAAACGGGTAGGCGATCGACGCCGGCACTTCTGGAAATCGCTCCTGCATGTAGATAGGCGTCCGACAGGTCGCCAGCCACCGCAGATACTTCTGCCCCTTGTTGTTGGACTTCGCCCAGCATTCCTTGCGGTGCAGGTCGAAGAACACATCCGGCTCGCGCTGGAACATGCCGCGTGAACTGGCGTGCCCCCACAGTTCCCAGGAGGGATCGTCCCAGGGCGCGAACTTCAGGCTCTTTTCGTGTGAGCCGAGAAAGCCAATCTTGCGGAGGCGGCCCTGACCCGCCATTGGTGGACGAGGGACTTTCACCCCCGCCACTTCCGCCCGCGTCAGGGCCACCGCCATACTACGAGAGCCCCAGGTCGCTCGCCGCGGCGAGCACGTAGGGGTAGTTCAGGAACACCGGCAGACCCACACCCGTGTGTGAGACGGCCGACGTCACGTTGGTCGTTGCATCAGCGGTAATGAACATGTTGTAGATGTACCGCTGGGCCGTGGACGTGGTATTGATGACGGCGGTCATGCCGGCATTCGGCGAGGACACCGAAGCGGCCACAATCGGCACATAGGCCGACGTGATACCGCTCGTCGCACTCGCGTCCTGCGCGTTGGCCGCGCCATACACCTGCACCCAGCCCCACTGATCCGACGTGGAGGTCTGCTCGGCGACCACCCCGACGGAGCCCTGGAAGCCCGCCACCAGCACCGTGGCCGTGTAGTTGCCATCGTTGCTGATCGACACCGTCACGCCCGTATGGACCGTGGTGTCGAAGTTGCACATGACGTATTCCTTGCCCGCGACCGCCCGCCGCGTGCCCGGAACGCCATAGGTGGGCAGGATGCCGTCCGGCGTGCCGCCCGTGCCGATGAGGCCGACATAGCCCCCTTCGGTCGCCGCGCCGAACTTGTCCTTGGAGCCGAACCACACCGTGGAGCTGTTCGCGTGCGGCTTGGCCTTGGACCCATCCACCCCGCGAATCACCTCGACGGTGCCCGAGATGGGGATGGACTGAACCAGCATCTTCTCGTCGTCGATGACCAGGACCGACTGGCCCTGACCCGCGACGAGCGATCCGACGCCGTAGATGTTCGAGGTCGAGGTCAGCACGAAGCGCGTCTGCCGCGCGTCGATACCGCCCGTGGTGTTCAGAGTCGTGCTCGAGAGCTGTGCGATAGACATGGCTTAGGCTCCCTGCACGCGCAAGCAGGTCCATTCCGGCCTGATGGCGTTCCAGCCCCAGAACATGTCGAGGCGTGCGAGGTTGTTGTCATTCGAGATGTCGAAGCTCTTGGTCAGCCGCATGCTGATCCCCAGCTCTTCATCCCGGGCAAAGACGCACACCGGGGCGTCCACGTCCTCCGCGTCGGCCATCGCCAGGACCAGCGAGTCTTCCGCGAAGATGAGGCCCTGACGGCTCGTGGTCGCCGTCTGCGAGCCACCGGCCGACATGCCGAGGTAGGTGATGACCGCCGAGTTCGCCGGCAGCGCCGTCACGTTCTGGAGCGGCGTGGCGGCGGCGTAGAGAGGCGGATAGAAGTTCAGCGTCACCGTGCCCGAACTATCCGTGGTCGTCTGGGTGACCGTGAACTGCCGCAGGCGGTTCGTGCTGGTAAACGTCGCCGAGTTGATCTCGTAGACGCCCGCCATCGTGAACCAGTCGCCTTCCTGGATGGTCGTATTGCCCGAGCCCCACCCGGTCGAACTGAGGGATGTGGCACCTTCCACGACGTTGGCCGAGGCGCTGACAATCGGGGTCGCCGTGGTCGTGGCGCCCGTGGTATGCACCGCCACGTTCGGCGAGCTGAACCACTTCTCGATGCCATACGCCGGGCCGCCGAACTGGCCCTTGGTGAACGCCGAGCTAATGGCCCCGGTCGGCGCGAAATACGCCTTCTGGGCATCGGCAATCACCGCGCTCTGGTCGGACGACAGAATCGCCACCAGATCCCGGTTGTTGCCGTTCATGTCCACGAGCTTGGCGTTGCCCTGCGAATACGTGAGGCCCGCCGTCGGGGACACACCCACGGAGCCAATGGAGTTCGGGATCTTCTTGTAGAGCCGCGAGAAGCCCTTGTTCTCCATGTCCTGCACGAGCGCATTGGCCGCCGGGATGATGCAGGTCCGCATGATCTCGGACTTTTCCAGCGTCAGGGTGTAGCTGGAGAGTTCGAGCCCGATGTTGGTCTGGTCGGTGATGCTGATCGGCGTCACCTGATCGATCACGGGCTGCTTGTTCAACTGCGCGCCAGAGGCCGCACGGGGCCGCTGCGGCAGGCGGGCGTTGATGGTCGCTCCGACCTTCGCCCCCTTCACGCGAAACTGGGAGTCATACGAGCGGTTCGCGTTCTTCGCCAGGACGCACCTGTTGAGGAACTGATACGCGATCTCGTTGACCACCCACTGTGGAGTGACAACTGATGCCATGATTACCTCGCCCGACGCTCACGGTCCTCGCGTTCCCGCAGGCGCACATGCTCCTTGAGGGACCGGGCCGACTCGTCGGTGGGCTGAGCACCCGAGCCCACCGTCACGGACGGGGGCGCCGGGGCCTGTGATGTGGGAACGGGCTTCGGCGCCATCGCCGCACGCACCGTCGCTTTGACTTCGCCCAGCGCGACCAACGGGTTCACGCCAGGAGCCAATACGTCCTTCACAGCGTCCGGATGGGTCGCAAGGTGATAGAGCACCTGCGGGCCGAGCGCATCACTCGCCACAAAGGCGGCAATGGCTGGCGAGGACGGATGCTGGGCGTATTGGGCGATAAAGGGGTCGGTTACCGCGTCGAAGTCCGAGAACTGCTCCCGCATCACCTGCGCGCGACCCTGATAGGTCGAAATCGCCTGTGAGACAGACTGCTCCTCGGCCACACGCTGACGCGCGGCGTGCTCCTGCTTCGCTTCCTGCCGTCGATCCCACGCCGCCTGGGCGCGGAGATAGCCCGCGTAGGGGTCGGCATGGTTCGGATTGGCCGCGACGAAGCTCTCGTAGGTGGGTTCCGGGTCGCGCGGGTCGATCGCCGGTGCCGCAGGGCGCGATTCTGCAGCGGGCGGAGGCTGAACCACGGCCATCTGCTCGCGCAATTCCTTGCGCTGGCGCAGCAGCTCGTTCAGTTCGCTGATTTCGGTCTGGAGCTTGGCCTTTCGGGCGTCGAGTCTCGAGGCGCGCAGCTTCCGGCCTGCCTCAGACAACTCGGCATCCGGCTTCAGGCTGTCGGCTTCGGCTGTCGCGGCAGCCTCGTCTACGACTGGCGCCGCAGGCGTTTCTGCGGCCTTCGTTTCGACAGGAATCGCGTCAGTCTTGGCGTCGTTGAGTTCAGCCTGTTCGCGCAGCGTAAGTGTCGCGGCCGTAATCGGCTGCGTCGCGGGCGCGGTTTCCGTTGCTTCCATGCGTCTCCAGACCAAAAGAAAAAGGCCGGCCCAAACGCAGATGCGTCTGGAACCGGCCTTGTGTTGGTGACCCGCTCGCGCGGGGCAACCGTCAGGCTATGAAGTTGTTCTGCGACCCGCGCCCGTAGCTGCGCGGAGTCTACACTACCGTGTCAAGGCTACGTGCGTTTCTGGGGCCTGTCAAGGAGGATTCGGATCGGTGGCTGCGGAAATTCAGCCGCATGGGCAATCCCTTGGCCGAAGTGCAGCACCAGTGATCCGGTATAGCGTTCGGTATAGAGGCGCATCAGCAGATCGGGCATCGTTATCTGCTCTCCAATCGCAAACGCAGTGCGATTGGTTATTCGCTGCGCTTCGGTTTCACTAATGCCGAACTCTCTAGCCAATGCAGCCATTAGTCGCGTGGACATGTCACCGATCCCCCATGTCGGCAACCGCGCCAAAGCCCCTTTGAGTCGGTCCCGGTGGTGGCCGAGAGGCTGGCAATCAACCGCGTGGTCACACTACTTGCACCCATAAAGCACGTCGAATTGAGCGACATGCCTGAATTCCGCCACGTCAGCCGGACCGCCTGTCAGTGTTGATACCATCCATTCTTCCAGCTCCAGCCCACGCACCGACAACCCGGCCTGGCTGTCGCGGTAAAACGCGCACCCGGCGACTGTCTCGCCCAATCTTATGGCCGGCATGTCCCCACATTGGAACGCGCCATGACGCAAGAGAGCCTCGGCCAACGCCAGCGCGGCGGAGTCAAGGATGGATTCGTCGGCACCCCAATCGACCACGATCGACTGCACCTGTGTCAATTGAGGCGTTGGGACGAAGGCGATGGCCTCATCGACAAACCGAAGCGGTCGGATTAACTTACTAGCAATAATCTCTGCCACTCGCTGCGTCATGCGCTCTAGTTGTGTACTCATGCCGCCTCCTGCTGGCGATAGGGCTTCCCTGTCAACCACAGCCACCGCGCACAGACGCCCTTGTCGTAGGGCGTCATGCCGTCTTCATAGGCATGGTCCAAGAGCTCCGTCACCATCGCCCGACGTTGCTTCGTGGTCTTGCCGAGCGACAAGAACCACTCGCGCTCCTCGTCTGCGGTGAGAATGTCCATCATCGACCCACCATCAGCCAACGCAACCGCGCCAAAGCCCCTTTGAGTCGTTCGCGGTCCTGCTCCAGCGCATCGACCCGCTGCGTCAGCTGATCGACACCGTGATGCAACTGGATCACGGCGTCCATGGTCGTGTTGACCGCTGCGCCCTGCTGCTTGATGGCTTTCTTCAGGTCTGCCCGATTGCCCATCGTGCCGTTAATCCGCATCGTCCTCCTCTATGCCGCCAACAAGAGAATCGTCGCCAGTTCGTCCTCGGTCGGGTTTCGCACGCCTTTTGCCTTCACGCTGCCCACCGCAGACCGTGCTACGCAACCACCGATCGGCAGGGCGTTCGTCTGACCGACAGCCGTAACCCGACCAACCCGGCAATGGGCGTTCGCACCCCATTTCAGGTCTGCCTGTGCCGCAATCGACTCGTGCTGCTCAGGGAATGGGGCAATACCGATCCGCTGTTGATTGGCAAAGACCCACCACGGGACGCCCTCGCCCAGCGCCGTGAGATTGCCGCTGTAACTGTAGGCGACCACGCCGACGACGGCAATCGTGGCGGCCTGCGAGGCACCCCCACCACTAGCCGTGACCGTGCCGACCGCGCTCGAGGCCGACACCCCAGAGACGGCATACAGCCCTGCCGCCGTTTCGGTCGTGCTGCCGACACTGGACGCACTGGAGACGCCAGAGACCGTCTTGAGCGCCCCCGCCTGCTCTGTGGCGGTGCCGATCGCACTCGTCGCACTGACGCCTGACGTGGCTTTGAACGCGCCAGCCTTAGCCGTCGACGTGCCAATGGCAGACGTGGCCGAGACGCCTGTTGCGGCTTTGAGTGCCCCGCCACTGACGACGACCGTCCCGATGGCGCCTGTCGCACTGACGCCAGAGACGGCAATCAGCCCATCCGACCCAGGCAGGATTAGGAGGCCCTGCAGGGGAATCGGATGCGGCCGTCTCCCGCGTGTCAGCGGGAACAGGAGGGGATTCTGGTTATTCCGCACGGACTAGTTCAGGGACGTGACCTCGAGATCCTGCACGGTCATCGTCTCCGCTGTCGAGCCTGACCGCTTGGCCTGCACGCTGATGATGTTCGCCGCCGTCAAATCGACCGACCCTGAGGCCACTGCCGCTGAGGCCGGGAGCAGAAACGTGCCGGCCGCAATCACCGAGGTATTGAAGAAGGCTTTCCCTGTCGCGAACAACGTGCCCGTGCTGCCCGTCGTGCGGCAATGCACGTAGAGATCCAGCCACCAAGACAGATTGGTCTGTCCAGCCACGAGCGTCTGTGCGGCCGACGAGACGATGATCGTGCCGTTGGCGTTCCCGCCGTTGCCGTAATACACGTCAAACGTGAGATTGCCAGGTGTCGCGGCCGTCGTAATCTTGCCGAACATCCGGATGCGCATCTTCTTGCCAGGTCGCGCCCAATACTGACCGCCCAACACCGGGAAGTTTGACGCCGGATAGAGCGCCAAGTCCGTCGTGCTCAACGTCACGGCAGAGATGTCGGCGGAGATGAACGGTTCGCGCAGGTCGTTGTAGAAGAGTCCGTCAGCCATGACTAGGCAATCCTGATGAGCGCCGTCGCCGCTGCCGGCAACGGGAACTGGACGGTAAACGTGCCATTCGTGCTCGTGATGTCCGAGCCGAAATCAATCACCGCGACCGCCTTGTTACTGCGCGTGCTGTTGTAAATGAGCGCCCCACGCGCGGTGATCGTGGAATTGGCCCATGAGGGATCGGTAGACCAGTCGATAAACGCCGTATCCGTGTCTAAGGCGGCCGTAAAGCCGACCAACGTCTGCCCACCAGCCACGTAGCCCGTCCCGCTCACCTCATTGGTCGCGCTGTAGGCTGTGGTCGCCTTGCTCAGCGTTGCCGCTGAGGTATACAGGGCAATCATGTAGACGTCCGTCGAGACATGCGTCCCGGACAGAATCTCCGTCTTGAACGAATTGCACATTGCCTGCGTGATCGCCATTAGGCTTCCGCTCCTTCGGCCTCTGGCGCTTCACCTTCGACGGTCGCGCCTTCAATGGCCCCATCCGGCCCCCGCTTGAACGTGATGGACTTGCGCCGTTCCTGCTCTTTCCGCACGGTATCCGCCGCCCGATGGACCGCCCGCATCGACTCCATGCCGATGTCATGCGCGTGGGCGCGTGCCGCTTCCAGCTCCGCCCGCTGCCCTTCCAGCATCGCCAGCGCCGAGGCTTTCTCCACCTCCAGATTGGCAATCAGCCGCTTGGTTTCCTCTTGCGCGGCGGCGATCTCCTTCTTCGCCTCAATCTCCGCCGCCGCAATCAGTTTCTTGGTATCCAGTTCGGCTTGCTTCTCCGAGATCATCTGGTTGAGCTGCTGAATCTGCTCGTGCGCCATCTGGGCATACTGATCAAGCGCCTGGAGCCGCTGCTGGACCTGGGGCGGGATGTTCTGCTCCTTGTCATCCTGCGCCAGTGGATTGGCCTTCTTCAGCCGCTCCGCGAGCTCGTAGGAGCCTGGCCACGTCATGTTGCGGACCCAAATGTCGGCGCCCACCTTCGCCAGTTCCGGGGCGGCCGTGAACAATTGCCCCATCGCGTCGGTCGCTTCCTGCTGCTGGCTCTGGTAGGACTTGCCCGCCGTGAACGCGAAGTCGTAATCCCCCGCCTGCAAGTCGAACACATGTTGGACGGCCTGCGTTCGCATCGCCATCGCCTGCTGCTGCTGTTCCGGCCCCAAATGCGTGATGATGTCGCGCTCCTTGTCGTCGGCGCCCTTGATGCGGAGCAAGCGCGGCGTGTCGTAGAGTTCGCGGACCATGTAGTAGAGAATCTTGGCCGTCAGGCGAATGCCTCGACCCAGATTGTCCATGTAGTCCGACGCCTGCATCTCCTGTTGGAGCTTGCGGGCGTTGATGGCCCGACCCGAGGCGGCTGCACCCTCCGGCCCAGCCTCGTTCATGGAGACATCGACGTAGCCGAGAATCGCTCGAAGCTGCATCGACGCCCGCTGGGCCGACATCGTGGTGGCCTGAATCGGCGGCTCGCGGTCAATCGGAATCGGGGGCGGCACCATGGACCCACCGACCGACTGCGGGCTGTAGACCAAGGCATCCCAGTTCTTGCGGTTCGCCGTGGCCCACATGTCCTGATAGTCGGCAATCTGTGTATCCGCGACCAACCACCGCGACTTGGCGCCAACACCTACGGATTCGGTGGAGGCCGACTCCATGTAGTTCACTTGGCGCTGCGGGTCTTTCGCCATCCGCACCAGGCCGCGATAGTCCACCTTCCCGCCGATGTTCCGGCGCTCGCCGACAATCTCCACGATGGGAATGTGCCGACCGGGGATCGTCGTCTCGGCCAAGACCTCGACGCCATTGGTCAACATCCACTTGACCGTGCGCTTGGGTATCTCACGCGAGCGGACAATGGACTGCCCCTCAGGCAGCAGCGGATCGCCCTTGGTGTATTTCCCCTTCACCCGCTTGCGTGGACCGCGCTCGAGCAAGTCATCCCAGACATACGTGCCGTCGCTCAGCGTGTGGCGGGTTCTCGAGCTTTCCTCGATGTAGAAGTATTCCGCGATCCTGACGCGCTCCTTGGTCAACCAATCAGGCGGAGCCGATGATCCAACACCAAACAGCCCGTTGTGGGCCGCTACAGACGACTCGCCAAAGCGGGCTTTGTAGTCGTCCATCGTGAGGTCGTCATAGACGAATGCCCACCGCGCGTCGGACTTGTCCGGCTCCTTGGCTGAGGGGTCCAGGAACACGCTGTGCTGGTTGTCAATCCAGCACACCTTCAGGTCTTGTTCGTCCGAACTCTCCGCCACGTAATAGGGCAGAATCCGCCAGTAGCCCCGGCCCATCTTGACCTGATGTTGACTCGCCCACGTGTAGGCGTAGTCCGCGTTCGAGTTCGTCTCAATGCGTCGGAGGATGGCCTGCCAGAGCTGCGCGGTTTCCTGTGTCGCCCCGTCCCCACGTGGATTGACCACAATCCCAGGACGGGCCGAGCGGGCCTGATTCAAGACCTGCTTAGTCGGTCCTGACAGCAAATCAATCGTCAGGCAGGGCTTCCCTGACCTATCGCGCTCCTGCTTGACTGCCTCATCCCAATGCTCGCCCGACTCAAAGCGCAGGTCATCAAGCTCTTTGGTGATCTGTTCGCTGTAGGCGCCATCCGCAGACTTCCAGCGGTCTTTCAGCGCGGTCTGTTCGGCTTCGGTCAGGTCTCGTATCATCCGCGCGTCCTTTTCCGCCACTCGTCAATCCAGTCTTCCGCGAACAACCCCACCACCAGCAAGAGGCAGCCGAGCAGGATCTCTTGCCAGGCGACGAGCTGCTGAGACAGCCAGCCCACTACACCAACCTCCGCAGATACGGCTCAATCAATGCCCGCACCGCCTCGGCCTGCTCATCCGTCAGACAGGCCAACGTGTCCTCCAAGTGCTGCCGCGACTGGAGATGCCGCGCAAACTTGGCAATCCGTTCGCTGTTGATGGGTTTGCCGCTGCCCACCAAGCGATCGGCGAGGTCTTCAGCGGTCATGCGCCCATCCATCCTGACGCCAACGGTTGCCGCATCGACGAGAGCACTGGCACCGCTGGCTGCTCCTTCAATGCGACGGCCAGATACCGAAAGGCGTCCGCCGCGTGACTGGCCCAGTCATGCACCGGGACCGCCTTGAACTCATTGAGCCGCGTGTTGTAGTCGCGCCGGTAATGCTGCAAGGCTTCGAGGCCCGCTTGCGTCTTGTCGCGATCGAACCAGCAGCTTGCGAGCAGCATCCGACTCGCGTGGATGCCGTCCTCGATAGGCAGATTCGGGACGACCTTGAAGTTGATGCCAAGCTGCGCGGCCGTTTCAATCCGAGACCGTCCGCTGCCAAGTTCCCGCACCTGAATGTCATGTGGCGCGTAGTGCGTGCCGTAGACGTAGCCCTTCTCCTGCAACACCTTGGCGTAGTGCGGCAAGCCTTCCCCGCTGGCCTCGTAGAAGTCCACCACGCGCACTTCGCCACTCTTGAGCGTCTGGACGAACCAGATCGCGCAGGCATCGCCGACGCCCAAATCCCACGCCGTATGGACGGGCAACGTGCGCGAGACGGGCACTGACGTGATGCGCTCCTGCGTCCGCAACTGCTCCAGCTCCTGCGAGAAGATGGCGCCCTTCACGGCCGCTTCAAACGAGCATTCCCATTCCTGCCGATACTCGTCCTCCGTCATGACGGCGCGAGCGGCTTGTAACTCGTGCTCAGGAATGAGCTTGGTATCGGACGCCTTGAACTCGAGAAAGGCCCAGTCATCGTTGCCAATCGCCTGCTGCTTCGCGTCGTAGAACTGGTTCTTCCCGTTCGGCGTGCCCAACCACAGCGCCCAGCCTTGCCGATCCGCGAGTGCCGGCCTGACGACTTCGGTAAAGATGTTCGACGGCTGTAAGCCATACTCATCGAACACCACGCCATCGAAGTAGAGGCCGCGCAAGGCATCGGGATTGTCCGCGCCGAACAATTGCACCCGCCGATCACCAGGCAGATTCACAATCAGGTCCGACTCCCGATGCTCCACACGCGGAATCGGCTTGGTATACGCCTTCAGGTAATCCCACGCAATCAACTTGGCCTGTCGATAGGTCGGCGCAATATAGGCGTAGCGTGGTCTCGGCTTGGTGCATTCCAGCGCCGACATGACCAAGTGGTTGATCGCGCAGACGGTCTTTCCCATGCGCCGATGACAGACCGCGACGACCCAGCGATGCGCCTCGAGGGCATGATGAATCCGCACCTGTTGGGGGCGCGGCTCATACCCCAGGTCCACTACCACTTCTTCACCACGTTGACCGTGAGATCCTGACCATCCTTCCCGGTCAGTTCAGTCCGCGCCAACTTCGGGATGTGATACTCCACGACATCCGAGAAACAGCGCCACGCCGCTTGTGGGCCTTCCTTCTGGTAAATCTCCTCTAGCCATTCCTCCAGACGCGGCGAGAAGCCATCCACCAGCCGCGCAATCGCCTCACGGGCATTGGCGGTGGCTTTATTGGGCCGACCCTTGCGCCCCGGCGGTGGATTATTGGGTCCAAACTTCGGCATACTCGCGCTTACTGTGTGGATTTGGGCTCTCGACCCATCAGCTCGTCATAGACGGCACGAAGCTCTCGCGCCTTGTCGGCTGGCACCTCACTAAAGGCAGCGACATTACGACCGTAGAAAATCTTCCACCCTTCCTCATAGCGGCGCTCTGCTAAGGCTTGACCTGGCGTGAGTCGCTCCTGATACGCCTGCCGCGTGCGCTGGAGTCGGCCTTCAGGCACCATACACCTCGTGCGCGTCCGCAATCATCGCCAACAGCTCGGCATTGGTGCGATGGTCGAGCGCCGGCACCACCACTCTTGCCTCGTATGGGACAAATGGCGCTCGGGCAAACTCTATCGCGTGCAGTAACTCGCATCCCTTGGCATGGCCCACCATCTTCATCTGCTGACAACTCGGGCAGACGTGATGGACGGGATCGCCTTCCCACTCAATCGATTGCAAGAGTTCGAGGATGGTCATGGGCTAGCCTTCCAGGTCGATGCTTCTCGAGCCACTGCGCGTGAAGCCAATGACCCGACGGAACACGCTCGAGGTCGCCGTGCCGCCGTAGAAGCCGCCCAACAGCATGAACAGGAACAAGCCGCCCGGTGTCGCGGGCGTGACCACGGCGGGTTCCGACTTGAACAGGAACAGCACTAGTGGCCCGCTCCTGTCAGCATCAGGCCGCCGGTCCCTGCTCCGCCGCCGCCCAAGGTCAACGCGCTACAGTTCGACCGGAAATACAACGCCGGCCGTGGCTCCGCCCCCGTCCAGATAATCGCGCCATCCCCGTCACCAGCTTTCGTATGCGACATCACCGTGACGTAGTTGGTGCCGTCGAGACTGACTTGGAGATCCACCGTCCAGGAGGTGACGGTGCCGGTCTGTTTGACTTGGAGCCCGAAGCGGCTCATGCCCTGCGCGGAGACATCACGCGCGGTGCCGGCGACCGTGGTCGTATAGGTATCGGTGCCGGTCTTTTGATCGAGAAAGTCGGTGGCGGAGCCATCCGCGCCGACGCTGCGTTTAATGCGCTGGTAGAGGACGCCGCCGACGTCATCAGCCGCAGCGGTCGCCCCCGAGCCAGGTGTAATGGCGAGATTGTCGGACATGCCCCTCCGCCTGACAACGACAAGGGACTGCCGACATCGGCAGCCGGCGTTATTTTGCCATGAATCGCGAACTCAAGGCAAGGACTTTTGTGCAGACTGGAGAAGTGCGCAGGCTATCGCTACCACTCCCGCCGTCCGGCCCAGGTGTCATACACCGGTCGATTGAACGCCGCCAGCTCACGTTGATAGGCCAGCCATGCCTCGGATCCCTGCTCCACACCCACCCATCGACTGTGCCGCTGGACGGGATAGGTCGGCGTGGGTTGCGGGGGCGCTGGGCCACGGCGCTTGTCAGCGGCCAGGCGCCAGCCGCTCTTGCGTGTGCCATAGGCGGGATCATTGCCGGCCCGCATGTTGCGAATGCGTTGCCGTTGCTTGGCGAGATGCACCGCGCATCGGGCCGCGCCATCCGTGTCCGCACGACATTCCACGCATCCTCCAGCACGACGCTTCCGACGACTTTTCGCCGCGTTCTCGGCCCGATGAACCGTGCAGCGTTCAAAGCCATCTGCCGGCTTACCACACACCACACACAGGCCCATCGCTCGGCGCTTTCTGACTGTGAACTCACTCATCGGGCCTCCTTCCACGCCTCCAGACACTTCGGGCAGATGGTGACGGCGCTTCCGAAGTCGCTGGCGCTGCCGTCGTGGATCATCTGCATCATGTCTTGCGAAATGGACGACGCAGGTTTCCATTCAGGACAGTAGGACCACCACAACAAGCTCTTGGTGATGATGTCGCGTCCGACATGCCTGCGAATGTGCGTCACTGGCGATAGTCCTCGTACACCTCAGCTCGGTTCACGCATTTCCACCAACTGCCATCACTGCTCCGCTTCCACACGCCACCGCGCCACCGACGCCACCAGCGCAATCTGCCAAGAGCAAAATCAATCAGCGAACAACCAATCCAAGAGAACTCCCCGACGCCAGCCGAATCAGGCTCAACAAGGTCTGCATCTCACTCACCCGCGCATGCAGGCGCAGTAATCGACCCAATCGCTCGCCGTGTGTGCTCATACACGCTCCATTGAGGCAAATCGATACTGATCGCGGAAGTTCGCCAGGTCCACCAGCCCGGTCGGGTTGCCGCGCTGTTTTTCGATAATCAACTCCACCTTCGACGGCTGACCAGGCGGCAAGTCGGCAAGCTCGGCTCGGGTTTCCAGTCGATGCAGCAGCAGGATGATGTCCGCATGCGCCTCGATGTCCCCGGACTCCCGCAAGTCCGCCATGCTCGGCCGGTCTTTCTCCTCTGCCGACCGCCGCAACTGGCTGAGGACGAGCACGGGTACCTGCATCGACCGAGCAAGCTCCTTCAGCTCCCACGCCATTTCGCCCACGACTTGCGTCCGGTTCTGCGACTTCGCCGCTTTACCGTCCGACGGCCGCATGAGCTGGAGATAGTCCACAATCACCAACCCAAGCCCGTGCCGCAGTTGCACCTGCTGGGCCTTCGCACGCACGTCCGTCGCGGACATACCGGGTTGCTCATCGACCCAGAACGGCAAGGTGGCCAAATCGCCCAGAGCCGACCCGATGCGTCGATCGACCTGTTCGTCTCGCTTGCAATACCCGCGCAGATAGGAGAATCCGTCCACTTTGGCGGTATTCCACAAGGCGCGGGACCAGACCGACCGAGAGCCCATCTCGAGCGAACAAAACAGCACGGTCATGTGTCTCGCCGCGTGCAGGCCAATCTGGAGCGCCAACGCCGTCTTGCCGACCGATGGCCGTGCTCCCAGCACCACGAGTTCGCCCGGTTGCAGGCCGAACGACAGCCGATCGAAGTCCTCGATGCCGGTGGCAATGCCGGTCGGCTGATGGCGTCGGTCGGCCAGCGATTGCAGGTAGGCAAACAGGTCTTGCGTCATCGCGTTGGCGTCGAACAGGGTGTCTGTCCGCTTGCTGCTCGCGAGTCGGAAGAACACGTCTTGCGCCTTGGCGATCACGTCGTCGGCTTCGGCGGAGGTTTCCATCGCGGCGTCAATGACTTCCGAGGCCCGCTCGATGGCCGCCCGTCGCCGCGAGGCGTCGATCACGATGTCAGCGTACCGGGTGACATTCGCGCTCCGAGGGATGCCGTCGGTCAGCTTGGACAGCCGCGAGATCCCCACATCGTCCATCGCGGCTCCAAGCGCATGACGGACGGTCAGGAAGTCGATCGGCTGACTCTGTTTTGCCAACGACAGCATCGCGGTATAGACCAACCCGCACCAACCCTGCCCGAAATGCTCAGGCTTGAGCCGGTCGGCGATCTCCGCCAGTCGGGCGTTATCCACCATCACGGCGCCGAGCACAGAGCATTCGGCATCCGAGGCACGCGGTAGATCGGCCGTTAAACGCACTGTGGAGCCCGTAGAGGCCATTACGCACGCCCCCGGCCCAGGAGGTAGTCCATCCGGGCGATCGCGGCTGGAGACCGCATTAAATCGATTTTGGGGGCTTGTGCCGATGCGCCGCGATCATTCGCCCGCCCCAGCCACGCCACGATGAACCGAGGCATCCCCTTCGCCGTCTTCCGCCGTGTCGGATTGGCATCGAGCCACGCCTTAGCCCTATACAGCTCGCCTAGGATATTTAGGCTGGGGAAGGCACGCCTCCATTCGTCGATATGGGCCTCATAAACGCCCCAGCGCGACTTCGCTCCAACCGTGACAAATTCAAGGATCGGAGGCGTTGGCGAAGCCATCTCAGCGCCCTCGGGCTCGGAGTCGGCTTGTGCCGGCTCTGAGCTATCCTCCTTCCCTTCCCTTCCCTTCCCTTCCCCACGTGCGTGCACGTGCGTGCACGTGCGTTGCAATGCGTCTATTGGTAGCTCGCCCTCTGGAGTCGGGGCCGGGATCATGGACTTGGCTTCGCGTAAATTGACCACTTGATGCTCATGCCACGAAGGGATATAGCCGTACCACCGGTCCTGGTGCTCGTATTTGATGATGTGCCCGTTGACTCTCAACGCCTCGAGCACGGCGGAGAAATCAACCGGGTCGAACGGTAGGCAGTCCAGCTTCAGCACGTCCGGTTCCCACTCAAAGCGGCCTTCTCGGTCGGCGGCAGTCCACAGACCGGCAAATGCCACGCGGAGCGGTAAACCTGACTCACGCTCAGCCCGATACAGCCGAGTGTGGCGAAAGAAGTTTGGCTTGATGGTGCGAATCCGGGCCATTACCGAGTGCTCCGGATGCATGTGATCGTGCTACTATCAGAAACGGGGCAGGGCATCAGTTAGCTCCAGTCTAACGAAATGTTCACAGCCAGCGGCAAACTGGCTCGCCCCCATTTTCGCCTATTTCGTGAAGTTGTGTCAAGTGTTAGGCTCTCACGGCACTCTGCCGGCAGATATTGAAGTCCGGCGTAAAGAACATCACCACATGAAAGCCGTATACGTCGTCTGGCTCTGCCTTCAGCGTCCCCGCGTGCAGCGACAAGATCGGCCCTCGGTGATGTTCCTCACACAACACGATCAAGTTCTCGCGGCTGCTTCTGATGCCATGATCGCCGCCCATGCCTTTCGAGACGATGTGGCAGACTTCGCGTGAGGGCGTCCCACAGAACCGACAACAGCCGCCGTCACGCTGTCTGACGTAGGCTTTCTCCTTCCGCTCAAAGGCATCCACGGCAGTACGCTTTGCCTTGCGCGCACGTTTCGCGGTGCCTTTGGTGGGCTTGGGGTGGGGTGCGGTCCAGGGGTTAATCGCGGTCATCGGCCTTCCCCGCTGGCACGCCATGCAGCGCGGTCCAGTCTTTCCACGACAGGATCACGAGGGCGTCGGTGTCCTTCTGGCCGGGTGTCTTCAGGACGAGAATCCCTGACTTCCCCTGCGTGGCTGCGGTGGCTTGAATGCCGCCCAACCAGTGCCAGAGCCAAGACGGCAACATCCGACGCACCTTGAGTTGGTAGGCCGCTATCGCGTCAGTGAAGTCGGCCCCG